AGGGAATCTCCTCCACCCAGCCTTCTATATTCGCCTTGGTTAAATCGGCAAAGGCAATAAATGGATCACCGGCACTGTAGCTCACCACGACCGTCGAGAAATCCGAAGCCGAATAGTCTCCATCGGTAGCGGTAAGGGTCCACGGTATCGTGGACACCACGTCTACCTGTCCCTCGTATTCCTTGAAGCAGGTCAGGTCTCCGAACGACCACTCGTATGTCATGATTTTATCTCCTTATCCGGCACTCACCTTGACGGTGCCGGAATCATTCCAAAGCTGACCAGCATCACTTGGATCGGAAGTGGGTAGGCCGTCCATTCTGACAGGACCCGCATCAACCCACAGGCTATAGTTGGTACCGGAGACAGTGGCAGTCGCGGCCCCGGCGATATAAACAGTCGAAGTATTGGTAATAGTGGCAGAACCAGCCGAAGTGGTCAGAGCATTAAATCGGGCGGTAGCCAAAATAACATGGTTACCCGAACTACCTTCGGTGAATGTCGGCGCGATGAGCATGCCGTACCCGTTGTATCCGTTCTTGGGTATGAGATTGGTGATCATCTGAAGGGACTGGGCAGACGAATTGATCCCAGAAAAATCCAGAGACCCTCTCATGTGCAACTGCGAGGACGCATCTACTGCACCACCAATAGCGTTGGTATTGGCATTGGCGAGCAGGCTACCCTCTAGCTGGGTGCTTCCAGATGCCACATGAATCGCATTGTTGATCGTGCCCTCAGTGGGCGCGTCTTTCACATATATCGTAGCAACTAACGGTAGAGTATCCCCAGAATTGCTGATCCCCGGCTCTTGAAAATATGACTGACACACCACGGCGATGGTGTCACCCGCTCCCTGCGTGACCATGGTTGAATAAAAGCGACTTCCGGCGATATACGCCGTATCGCCTGACGCCCCGGTAAGTTGCCCTATTGACTCCAATCCTACCACTGCGTCATACGTCCCATCGGAAGTAAAATTCCCCTTGAATTGACACCGCACGATTGGATTGGTCGCTCCACCTATGGCATGAGGACCGACACCCGAAACGATGAGATCGTTGGTGATGGTTACATTCTGATTCTGGTCAATTGCCAAGGCGGGAGTAGTACCAACGGTACTCCCCAAGCCAATCACCAGATCATCTAGACTGTCATCCAGACCAATGTAGAAATCCTGTGCGTTACCGTTATAAACCAACTTGGTGTCTTCGGCGGTACCATCTCCTATGGTCACTGCTGCCGCAGGAAACACTACCGCTTGATCCTCGTCAATCGTGACGGCGGGAGTCGTTCCAACGGTAGACCCTAGACCAATGACCAGATCATCGGCGGAATCATCCAACCCGATATAGAAATCCTGTGCATTGCCATTATAGACGAGCTTCGTATCTTCGGCGGTTCCATCGCCCACGGTCACGGACGCGGCGGGGAATACCACCGCTTGATCCTCGTCAATGGTCACGGCAGGTGTAGTTCCCACCGTAGATCCAAGACCGATCACCAAATCATCCGCCGAATCGTCCAGTCCGATATAGAAGTCTTGTGCATTACCATCAAACACAATGGCCGTATCAGTAGCGGCTGCGTCACCAATTGTTACTGTATCATCTGTAATTGTCAGAATGTTATTGGTGCCAACAGTTGAACCCTCTCCGATGACCAGCTTATCGGCACTATCATCTAGGCCCACATAGAAATCTTTGGCGTTACCATCAAACAGCAACTTCGTATCTTCTGCCGCAGCATCACCAACAGTCAAAGTGGGGCCTGCAACTTGGAAGCTATCGGTCACCACCAGATCGGTGAACGCATCCAGAACAGCCGCACCGGATCCGGCACCATCGGTGAAAATTGTCGCAATTTTACCATTACCGATTGTGACATTAGCCCCGGACCCCTGACTTATAGCGATATCTTGAGAGCCACTCGTAGCGTTCTCAATGATCCAGAGCTTGTTGATGGTGTTTGGTGCCAACGTAATGGTACACGTTGAATCCAGTGTACCCGTATACTTCATGTACACGGCCCTACCTTCATCGGCAGAGCCGTCCGCTATGGTAGTAGTGTGCGTATCGGCATTAGTCGTGATGGCTTCGGTACCGGAACCAAAAGCATCTGCTATAAGCTCAAGGTTCGTGTTGGTAGAAGTGCCCCAAGTACCGGATTCGGCACCCGTGGCAATTTCCTTGAGCCTCAAGTTATTTACATATGTTGCCATGTCTTATTCCTTGTCGCATTGCTCATAAGCATTATGAAGGCACGATCTCCCAATCAGGTGTCTGCGAATCGGACACTTCCGACCATCCCGGCGTCTGCGAGTCATCTACGTTAGCCCAATCCGGTGTCTGGGAATCCGATACTTCCGACCATCCCGGTGTTTGCGAGTCATCTATCGCTCTCCAGTCCGGTGTCTGTGAATCATCTATTATGCTCCATACGTTGACCCCGGTCATGCCCGTCGTTCCTACCACGCCCGTTACGTCGATATCCTGACTTACACTCGTCGTAACACTTCCTACCGCACTCGTTCCTGCCAGCCCCGTAACAGTGACACTTCCATCTCCTGTCACCGTTACCGAACTCAAGCCACCAGTTGCAGCAATTCCGGTTGGGCTGACATTTGCATCAGCCGTTACCGTTACCGAACTGACTGCGCCCGTTCCAGCCAATCCTGTTACGGAAACACTTCCATCTCCTGTTACCGTTACAGAACCAACCGCGCCCGTTCCGGCACTGCCTGTCGCCGTAACACTAGCCGTACCTGTTACGGTGACGCTTCCTACTGCTCCCGTTGCCGCCGAACCAGTAGCGGAAACATTCGCATCTGCGGTTATCGTGACCGATCCTACGGATCCGGTAGCCGCCAGTCCCGTTGCGGTAACATTTGCATCTGCCGTTACCGTAACACTTCCTACCGCACCCGTTCCCGCTACACCCGTTACTTCAACGGGTACTGGCTCACCCCAAGTACCGGAGCCCCAAGTAGAACGGCCCCAGCCAGTTACATCGGCCATTACGCTATACGAATAATCGCGTTACTCGAATCTGCCGCAGGGAAAGCAATCGTAAACGTGCCAGCGGTAGCGGTCTTATCCGCACCGAAATCCAGAACGAGAACAGATGTATCACCACTCGTGTCCTCATTGAAGATCAGAGCCCCTCTGGCGGTAAACGTCGCCGTAGACCACGAAGTATCCGCAAAATCAGTAAGGGCAGTCGTGCCACTGGATGACGGATCTATCCTAGTAAGCGTATTGCCCTTGGCAGTATAGTTCGTGCCGCTGATTTCATTGCTCGTGGAATACGCCGTGGTGGACGCGCTCATGGTCGCACTACTCGTATAGAGCGCAATCTTGAAGGTATTTCCACCAGAAAGGAGGAAGTTATGCTTCGCTTCCAACAATTCCTTCTTGAAGCTCGTACACATCGCTTGAGTAATAGCCATTACAGCTTCTCCACGGAATTAGCCAAATCGTTATGACCTGCCGAACGCAACAAAGTAACCACCTTGGAACGATCTTCCTTGATTGCTTCCTTGATGAAGTAATCAATAGTTTTTTGAACCTTGGCCCTGAATGCCCGTGCCTGCTCCGCGATAACGGGAGGAGCATTATCACCCACGCTCACGATATGCTCTACCGCTCGCTCCGCCCAATATTCCGTAGGCAGGCTACCATTCTCCGTCGTGGTTACGGTTACGCTGCCAATCTCTCCATTGATCATTAGACTTTTGCCATCCTTATCGTGCCATCCCTATACTCGTCACCAGTCATACGGCCTTCTGCCTGTATCTTCAGAAGATCTAATGCTTCCTGATACCGCTGCTGATACAACTGCATCATATCCGCATCACCTTTCATGTAGGTATATGCTTCCACTAAACAGCCGTAGAGCAGAACTGTATCGGCGTTAGTGCCCAACCATGAAGGACTCGTATCAACGATTGAGGCTGGCTGATAGTAGTAATGAAGCTCCGTGGTGAAATCCGCGTTGGGGGTAGGCCCGACAATGAACGCATCGCTGGCAAATATGCCATAATACTTGGGCACCCCTTCGGTGGACGCATTGGGATACGTCGATCTAATGAAGTTTGCATCCTTGTTCAATAGAAATATTTGATTACTGGAACTTGTGATCGCCAGTGACAATGGAAACAGAAAGTCCGTGGGCATCGTCAAATACTGATTACCATCGGTGATCGTGCCAGCGACGTTCTTGCGGTTCACGGGCAGATTGACCGAACGATAGATACGCTGCTCCGCCTGCTTGATAAACGTAGGAATGGCAGCTACGAAATTCGTTTCCGTGTTATCGCAATAATCCTTGATGGCCGCAGTCAATTCCGCGTAAGTCATGTAGTCACCGTCACGGTGCCCACCCGTCCATGTGCCAGAATATTACCCGATCCATCCGCACCCCCATTTCCTACGGGATCGAACGCAAACAATTGTCTACTAGTATCTTGCGACAAATCGGGGCGTGGATTCTTGATTGCCTGCGGATCGGCGTAATCGCCCAACCTACCCAAAAAGTTCTGTGGCTGGTCTTCATCCAACATATCCTTACCGACCATCAATCCCGTCATACGGCCAGCCCTAACTTGTGGGACCAAGTCTTTGATCTTGTAGCGAAATCCGGTACGGTCACAGAACCCAAACGCATATTTGCCATTGGCAAATTTAGCCATCAGGAATATCCCCCCGGAACAAAGTGAACAGACGCTCTGTCACGATCTTCCTGTTCCGCCAATTGCCACTGAAATTCGTATTCGGCTTTAAGTTCAGCAGAACGTACAAACGCTTCTGGATATTTCTGCGATATCATAAAGGCTAGACCAGAAACCAATGCCGGGAGGAAGCGAGCAGGCACGTCTGGATCGGTAGATCCCACGGCGCCCGTATCCTCAATACGCCGTATTTGCTGATAAACAAACGTATAAGCTTCGTCTGGCGTAGGCCAAAGATAAACAACCGGAGCATCACGCTGCTTGTCTATATACAAGTTTACGGGACGCCCTTCGGTGAGTTTATTCGGGATCGTGGAATACTGTGACACGCTGAATCGCGAGAGCGGCAGATCGCTTTGCGAGGTGCCGGACCCATCACGAATCCAATGCTGAATCAGATCAATCGTATCCGAATCCATAGTAATCGTGGAAGTTCCCGCCGTGCATGTCTTGGTACCCTGCTCTATGGTCCAGAAGTTAAGGCCACGATTTGTCCACTCAAGGCTCAATAGGTTCAACGACCTACGAGCCGTTTCGATATCGTAGCCCGTCTTGGACTGAAGACCACACCTCTCGAACGCCTCTTCAATCACCTCTGAAATTTCGAGGTTGAATGCAGAAGTCCCCGAAGTAGCCATCAGTTATCACCAAATTTGTCTTTATGTCGCTTCTTGAATTCGACAACATTGCCAGGTGTCAGGGATCCATTGCCAATCAGGCCACCACTTCTCATTTCCGCGAAGTCCTGCAAGGAACCTTGCTTGGAAAATCCGTTGGTGATCGCCTTTTTAACAAGCCCGCCATACGCCTTTTCTTGTTCCCACCTAGCCGCCATCTTGGGCTTGTTGGCGTGCATCCACTTCCTCTGTTTCTCACTCTTGAAGGGCATTTCTAAAACGCCTTCCAGTTGGGATACTCCTTAGCAATATGACTTGTGTGCCCGACTTCTTCCTCATGATCGGGATAATTTTCAACAAGTCTACTGTAATACCCCCAATTATGATCTGCCTCCGCCTTCTGGCGAGCGACCTCGTTATACGTCGGAACCTTTGCAGTCGGGTTTTTCGGATCTTCGGCCATTAGTAGCTCTTCCTCATAGCCATCATGACGGTATAACGATCACCGCTTGAATGGCCCGTAGTAGTAAAGTTTATATCCCCAGTCGGGCTGGATGCATTATTCGTAAGCGGACCAGCCTGTCGGAAATCGTAGAAGCCGTAGCCACTGAGCGTCCAGCAGACAACAT